TTAGGTAAATCAGCAATCTCTTGTATATTAACACCTAATAAATTAGCATCTATTCTCTCTGCAATCTTTTCTTCTGACATTTCACAGGTAATATACAATACATTCTTACCTTGTAGTAATGTTGCTGCAGCAACGTGACACATGAATAAAGATTTACCCACACCTGTACCTGCTAGTGCTACATTCAATGTTTTATTTGATAAACCACCTTTAGTAATCTTATTAAACATACTAAGATCAAAAGGTATCTTCTCTTCTACTCTATTATAGTACTCAAACCTTTCTTTATAGTTAGAAAAGTAATCATGACCTATACGATTATCAAATGAAACAGCGATAGCATCTGAAAGTATAGAAGGTATAGCACCTTTATCTTTCTTATCATCTTTACCATCTGCTATTTGTATACTCTCTAATAATGACAGATATATTGCTCTATTTCTACACCATTCTTCAGTAGAATCTACTAACCATGTCTGATCTAGTTTCTCATCATTAACTTTATCAATAGCTTCAAGAGAAATCTTAAACTGTTGGTCAGTTAAACTAGTGACATTCTGTAAGTCAATTGCTAGTGACTCTTTAGTAGGACATTTCTCATACTTATTAATAAAATTTGATATTAAATCAAACAATAATTTATTATGTTCTTCTTCAAAGTATTCTTTTTTTAGATATGGAAATACCTGACGACGAAATTGATCATTCGTCACCAAGTTATTCAATATTGTAAATTCAAGTGAGTTCATAAATCAATGTAATTGAGGTAGGTACTAAAAATATATTTGTCCTCTGATATGGTAGGTTTACCTTGATGTGGAACCATCCATAATGGAGGGAATATCATTCCTCTTCCTCTCTTTGGTTTTAGTTTCTTGTTGATCCCTACAAAGTTGGTCTCTCCACCTTCTTCAACATCATTTAAATAAATTAAAAATGCTAAGAATCTTTTTGCTGATTGTCTATCACCTACATCTACATGAGGTGCAAACTGATCTTCAGTATTTTTGTTGTACTTTTTGACTCTACCAAATTCCCAACAAAACTTTTCTGGTAACCATTTCTCACAACCAACTGATTTAACATACTTATCTAAGAACGGAGCAACTCTCCATATCATTAACTCCATCATCTCTGGTTGTAAACCAAATTCATAGAATCTAGGTTTGTTATCAGAGTTTCTAAAAGTTGGTTCTCCGTTGTTAAAGTAATCTATTAGTTCTTGACAATAATCTTCATCAAATATATTGTCATATACCTTGATGAAATCCTCAACTGTCTTCATTACCATACTTAAATTCTTTAGCAGCAACTTCATCTAGTGCTTGCATTATTTCGGGGGTGAAGTATTTGTTAGGATCGGCAAGAATAGCAGAAGGATATACGCTAGAATCGCCAACCACAATACGGTTCCCCTTACGTTCAAAAACTCCATACTTCTCACCCAACTCCAGTAGTCCGTAGTGCTCGTCCAATCCCCTTGAGTCAAAAAATAGTCGTGTTGCAATTTGTGTGCCCTCCTTAGTTAAACGTGATTTGTATGTTTTAACTTTGATAATATTACCAATAATAGTTTTACTACTATCTTTTTCTTTTGACTTTGTTAGAGTCATAATAGTAGATGCTGCATACTTCAGACCACTACCACCACCCATATCAGATGGTTCACCATAAGGATTCATAGTTTTATACGTATGGTTTGTCACTATCATAGGTATCTTTAACTTACCTAGTTTACTAGTGATAATTCTAAACACAGATTTAATCATCTGTGATTTAGTCATGTCTCTAACCTGTTTATCATCCATTGCATCTTGTAATTCTTTATTAGATGCAAGCATACCAAGAGAATCTAATACAACTAAGAGTGGTTTCCTATCTTTCTCAGGTGTCTTGAGAAGATTGTCTAGAATACGTATCATTTGAGTACGAAATTCTTCGATAGTATCTATTGGAAAATGCCATACCCTATTAGGATCTAAACCACGTTCTCTGAATAAATCTGGTGTTGCTGCTGCTTCACTATCAAAGTAAAATACTGCACCATCTTCATGATCATTCAGAAAAGTACTAGCAATACCTAAAGCATAAAAGGTTTTACCTGTTGCTTGTTCACCTGCAATAGCAGTTACTCTGTTGTTGGGTATACCACCATGGATACTACCACTTAATTGTGCATTTAGTATATAAGAACCTGTACCTATAAACCCCTGTTTATCACCAGACGTTGCATCTGATACAAGTTTTGCATAATCATTTTTTGCTTCTTTAGCAAGTGTATCAAAAATACTCATACGAATAAGAACTCCAAATTACTTTCTTTTTTAGTTTTCCACCCTATCACATTAAGGATGTTGTTAAGAGGGGTGATAAATGATTTCTCAAATTGTGTTTTGTAATCTATATGATTACTAATCTTTGGTATGTCACTAGGAAAATCCGAAATAAATGACATAACATTCTGACCTAATACATTTGGTTCGGTCATGTATACATACTTGATCTTCTCACCCTCTTGAATGATAGGATACTTATGAACTAACCCATTTCTTTTAAGTTGATGGTTATACAAGAGTGCTCCTCTTACATGAATGGGACAACTTTTCTTGTATAGCGTAACAGGGTCTGACCATTTTGTCAACCCATTGACACTTCTAGGGAATGCTATATCCTCAGGTGGCATACTATAAAACTTAGTTCTAAAGTCATCTATAAAGGTTATTAAATCATCATTATCCTTAGTCATAATGATGTTAAGTGCTTTTTTAAGAACGTCTCTACAAGGTGCAGGTGTAGATGATTTGATCGCTTCGATACCCATCATCTTTAACTTTGCTTCCTCATATTTTACCCCTTCACTATCCCATACGTTTAAAATATATCTTTTCTTTGCTGTCCATATACCTTTGTCGGCAATGTTCTCACGTTTCATTACCATTTTTTGATCATACGCAGATACATACGTCGCCAACTCCTCATAACAGGAGTCAATGAACGGTTCCAACTTTTCTTGACATATCTTGTCAAGTATGGAAACAATCTTTGCTTTGTCACTAGACCTATTACTAAAAAATTTATCAACAAGAGGTCCAAGATTAAGATAGATTGAGTCGGTGTCAGATGCAATGACATAATCTTCTCCTTCCGTTTTAAGAATGTTATTTAAGTAACCATTCATCTTGTTTTCTATCCAACGAATAGAAACTTGACCAGATAGAGTTATTGCTTCAGCATTTATTACTTTAAAGTATCTAAAGTATTGATTACCGATAGCACCATAGGCAGAGTTAAGAGAAATCTTCTTTGCCATTTGAATATTATTACAACGAGTGATTTCTTTTTCTAATTCAACTGATGGATTCTTTTCATACTGTTGCTTTGCTTTGATCATTTTCTTTTTAAAAATGACACGCTCATCATAATATTTTTGCATGAGTTCTGGTAAGAATCCTTTCTGTGTGGTGTCATACAAAGCACCATTAGCACACACTGTTGTATTATCTAAGTCGCTGAAATCTATTTCTTGTTCTAATATTCTATCTACTGTTGCTGATGAATGTCTATTGGGCATCAATGTCTCAGGTGAGATATTGTATTGCATTATAAGATGTGGGTATAGTGAATTTAAATCGAAGTTAACTACCCAATCATATAATCCTGGTTTTGGTTCCTTTACATATGCACCAGCGTACTGAGTATTCTTGTCAGACCTTTCTACTGGTGGAACTACTATACCTTTTGTCTTAAGAAAGTTGTATATAATACTATCCCAAGTTCTTACTTGTGAATATACATCCTCGTAATTAACTTTAGCATCGTATGCCATAGTTAAAGCAAGTTCAATTAATTTCATCTTGTCTTCCAGACGGTCAACAAGTTCTACGTCATGTATATTGTACTCTACAAATTTCTGCCAATCGTTTGTATAAAATTCTTTAAAGGTATCGTATTCTGAGTGATCTAATTTTTGCTGACCCAGTTCTACCTTTGCTATGTAATCTAACCTGTAAGATTCTTGTGCTTTATATGTAAATTTCTTATAAAGATCAAGATAATCTAAGACACTTAGACCAATAATACTATAGTATATATGATTTCTACCCATTATCTCTACCTCTTTTTCAAACACTTTGTTCCATGGAGATAGAGATTTCTGATGCTTTGTAGACAACACTCTTTCTATTCTTCTACAGATATATGGTATATCAAACAGTTTTACATTCCATCCTGTAATAATATCTGGAGTGTTCTTTGACCACCATGCTAAGAAATCTTTAAACATGTCTTCCTCTTTCCAGAAGACCCTATACTCTGTATCCTTAGCATTAAATTCCCTTGTACCCCATGTAATAACTTTCTTAGTAGTAAAATCTTTTACAGATAGACACAAAATTTCCTCTGAGGTCTCGGCAACATTTGGGAAACCGTTCTCAGAGGTTGTCTCTATATCAATAGTGTATATTTTTAATTGTGATGAATCATATTCCATCTGTTCCTGTGGGAACTTGGAACTTATGAACTGATATAAGAATCTATCATTACCATATATTTTAAAGTTATCAACATACTTATACTCATCTATAAACTCTCTAGCATCTTTCACAGTAGAAAACTTTATGTCTTTAACATAATGTCCTTCTAAAGTTTTATGCTGTGTCTTCTCATTACATCTAGCATACAAAACAGGAGAGAAACTCTCCTTATATTGTACACGTTCTCCATTTTCATAACCAATATAATGTATTTTATCTCCAGAGAGATATACGTTACTATAAAAGTTCAGATGTCTCTGGGACTTCTTCATCATCATTTTGTGGTGGGACTGTCAATTTGTACTTTTCCAGAAGTTCTGGATCAGGGTCTACTATTGTAGCAATAAAATCAGAATAAAGCAATACATTTCTTTGACCGCTATATTTTGGGAATGCTTTAAACTCATCATCTATAATTTCCATTGGGTCAGCAAGGAAACATGATGGTTCCATCTCCATCTCTTGTATATAAGAGATGACATAGCATCCATTCTTAAGTAGTAGGAGTTTTACTGTTTCCATTTTCCTCCTCAACTGTGTGTTTTGCAGTGTAATCTTGTTTGATCCTTTCAACAGGTTCGTATATTGTTACTACCCAATCAGATGGTATAACAAACTCCTGTTGTTGAGACATTGGTGCCCAATGTGTATATGAAACTTGGAACTTTGTCTTAGGTGAGGGTTTCTCTCCTTCAACTAATAGTTCTGCCTCTTCAACTTCTTTAGTTTGAAGTTGCATCACATAAGGGTTCTTGAGATGATAGGCAATGATACCTTTATTCTCTTTATCCACAATTTCTTGTGCATCACTGATGACATCTTCACCAGATTTCATCAAAATAACTTTAACTGTCATAGCGATAAATTTCGGTCTTCTATAGTTCTAATGTAATTGGATAATTTGTCGAGGTATCCACGGTTTCTTAACTCTTTGAACACTAGGTTTTCCAGAGCAAACTCTCCACCTCTTTGAATTGCAGATCCTCTCATAGTTCTAATCTTCTCTTTGAGTTTGTTTAGAACAGTGATGTCATCTGCTTGAGTATCTATTAGATCATCAATCCTCTCCATCATATCACGAACTTTCTGTTTTAGCAAGGGGTCGGAAAAGTCCACGTACTGTTTACGTGGTTCTTGTATCCACCACCCATTAAGAACTGAGTAAGTGCCTTGATTTTTGGGAACTGGATCATCAATATCTTGTGCATACAGTTCTACTGGTTGACCATAGAGGTTTACATCATGTGTTAATGCCCACAATCTTTTCTTATCTCTAAGGAAATCATCCAAGAAATCTGTTTGACAAGCAGCTATCTCATCCTTATCTACCACCAAATGCAGGTCTAGATCAGAATATTCTGTATAATTGTAGTTGGCATTACCACCCACTAGAATTATATCTTGTATTGCATTTGAGGGGATCTTGGCAAACTCTGCCCAGATGTATCCTATTTCGAGTAGTTTATCTCGAACTTCAGGTCTCAAGTTAAGTCCGTCCCAGAACTTTACATTAAGATCCTCATGATACATTAGGGTTAACCTAAGATCTTGAAAGGACTTCACGGAAGTAAATTACTTTTTAGTTATTTATCTCGTCCGTAATGGCAAGGTTAGGTTCAGTGACTTCATCAGCACCAAATACTGCCTTACCTTCTTCAGATGGTTTCATAGTTTGACCATATGCTTCCAGTACAGCAAGAATAGGTTCAACAATTGATACCACCCAATCAGGATTTACAGCAATCTCTTCATCTATGGTAAGAGGTTGCCACCTTTCAAGTAGAATTCTACCATTATACAATTGATTTCTTGCATCAACGTCAGGTACTAATTCTTTTTCAATGCTTACCGTATAGGCATGAGTGAAGATAAATGCTTGTCTTACTTTAGATTCTTTATCTTGAACCTCTTGGACATCAGCAATGATATCTTCACCTGATTTTAATTTAACAACTTTAATAGTCATAATATAATGTTACAGACACTCTATTTAGATGTAATCTTTTCGTTGATGATGCTCAGGTATTACCTTACCTAATTCAATCGTAAGTAATCCATCTTCTAAAGATACTGATCTAATTTCAGTATCATCAGCAAGTATGAATGATCTATTAAAATCTCTTTGTGCTAGTCCTTGATGGAAGTATTGATCAGAATCTTCTTTCTTGTCTGCTTTTGATCCTTCAACAAATAATTTTCCATGCTCTGTATATACTTTTACTTCATCCTTTTTAAATCCTGCCAAAGCAACTTCTAATCTAGATTCATGATTATTTAATTGAATTAGATTATATGGAGGGTAGTTACTTTGAGTAGGGAAATCAAAAAATGATTCCAAATAATTGTCTAGTCCTATACTGTTCTTATTAATCTTCTCCATTAATGATGGAAGATCTGCAGAATGGTATCTCTGAATGTTACCCATTGTTTTTCTCCTTAGAAAGCGAGTGTTAAGTTTTGTGACCCCCGAAGGCAATCACTATTATTTATTAGTATGTAAAGTATCATCCCGTACACTATGGGTAGTACTATCCGTATT